TCGTCAAACAAATCTGCTGATATTTCTTATCAGCATTTAATACTTGTTGTGGCCATGGTGCAATTTCTAATACTTGGTCTAATGCTCTTTCTAATTTATTTGGATCAAATGCAAACGGTAATTTTTGAAAATAACGGTAGACTTTATGTTCCATTAGATCACCTCTTTATACATTAACTCCAATTTTTTGCAATAGTAAAGTTGGCATGAGAAAATTCTAATCTATCAACCAACTTGACAGCTTTTCCACTCTTAGCATTAATAGCAACAAACCCTTCTGGAGCTGTTACTTTAAATCCATCACCCGTCTTGAGAAATGTTCCAATACCTTGTATCTTATTCAACTGACTAACAACAATCAACTTTGCTTCTTTAATTGCTAAGTAAGTTGCAAAGGCAAAATATATTTCGTTCTTATAGTTCTTTAATTCCTTGCTAGAATCTTTAAGTATCTTTTTGTATTTTGCTTTACCTTTGTCTGTTTTCCTATCAGCAATCTCTTTTGTCATACGGTCAATATAATATTTATCAAACTCCTTAACGAGTTTGTCTACACCTGACAACTTAGTACCTGCACGAATCTTAGAGTTAAAAAAGATTTTCAGTTGACCACCTAGACTTAGTATGGTCTGTTCTCTTTTGAGTACATCAAAAAATCTTCCTGTCTTTTTTATAGCTCCTTTAATCATATTTATTTTAGCAGTAAGACTCTTGGTATCTGCTTTTGTCAAACCAGCAACACTACTAACATTCTTAACACCAGCATCTTCCGACCAAACACTTTTGGTTGTTGTAAACTTACTAGAGTCTACACCAAAAGACGCACTCAAATCTGCAATAGTTTTTCCACTATATGATGTATGCCAGACAACTCCTATACTTGCTTTACGAATTGTACTAGCTAATTTACTATCAGCCGGAACTGCATAAGTTATTGTGTTGGGTGTAAAGACTACACTTTTAACACCATCAACTACTTCTTCTGCAAGATCCTCTTTAGTAAACATAATGTCACCTTGGAATATACCTTTCATTCCAAGTTTAGGAAGATGTTTGAGTGCAAGTTTTAATTTATCTGTCGGACCCTCGGAACCATGATTGGTTCTTATATCCTCATTGGTATAATTAATTTTAGGGGCCTTATTAAATAACGATTTTGTTGCAACAAAAAACTTCCCATTCTCTGGATTTATACCAGCAAAAACTGCTGGAGCTCCATCCCATTTTACTGTAACATTTGTTGAACCTTTACCAACTCCGTTCAACATATCTTTTAATGAGTTCAAGAATCTAACTGCTGTCTTTGCACCAGACAAGCCGTTGTTAATTATCTCATCTTCAAGATGTTCTAAGTGAGTGTTCTTATCTTCATTTAATAACTGTGCGAATGAGATCATAGGTTATCCAAACTCTCTATTTTACATAAGGGACATTCTTCAAACGCAACAGAACGAAAAGGACAAATCCTCTCATGGTCTATCTCACCATATCCACCCATCGAATGAAGTGCTGTACTGTGTTTCTCTTTTTTGTTCAGTTTATCGGCTGAATCTTTAAACAATTCTATAAGTTTCTTATCTTTCATATCTACTATTTATATAAAATTCTCTCATATATTTATAATATTTATACATTTGGCTATATTTTCCAATCAGAAGTAGCCGTTTTAACATCTTTATGTTGCTTCAAAAATGGTGAATCTGGTGTTTTTTTTGTATCACCACCACCATTTGCCAGAACTGGTTGCTGTGATTGCGAAATACTCTCTAATCTCATACGATTCTTATTCATCCCCAACATAAATTTAGAATTAATTGTGGGGTCACTATATCTATTCTTCAGCTGCTTGAACATCAGCTGACCACCATTATCCTCCTTTGCCACAATAGCTAACATTAAATCTGCTGTTGCTGGTAGACCAAACGACTCAGATATATTTGACATATCTGGGTCAGAACTCATATATCCTTCACGATTTAATTGAGAGCTTGTAATAACAGGAACATTACACTCTACTGCGAATCCACGAATCTCCTCTGCTATGGATTTAATATAAACATAAGTGTTCATATTTGATGTCCATTTAACTCTATTGGATGCACATATATTTAGATAGTCTAATATAACAATCTGTGGTGTAAATCGTTTTTTAATCTTTAACTCTCTCAACAATCCACGAAAATTTCCAACATGAGCTCCTGATGTTGGATATTCTTTAATAACTAATCTACCAAAATTTCTTGTAGAGTTCATCATCTTTTCAATCTTCGCATTGAATGAATCTCTTGGAAGTAAACGAATTTGGTCTAAATCAATATCCAAAAGATTAGCATCAACTCTCTCAGCTATTCTCTCTTGTGCCATCTCCATTGTAATATATAAAACATCAAAGCCTTGTTTGATATATTGAGATGCCAGGTGTGTCTTGACTAATGTTTTACCAGAACCAGTTCCACCAAGAAATACTGTAAGAGTCTTTGGTGATATTCCTCCACCTGTAATCTTATCCAACATCTCAATACCAAATGGATATCTCTGTTCTCTCTTATGATAATAATCCCATCGTTCAGAAGCATCATCAATATAATTATGTCCCACACTTGTATCCAAAGATACTGCTAACGCATCAGTCAACATATCTGGTATTGCATCTTTTGGTTTCTTTGTATCTTTACCTTCTAAGATTGCAATTGAATCTACAATACCATTATAGACAGCTGCATCTTTTGCCCACTTTTCTGTTTCGTGTATAAGCCATTCAGTGTCATCACTCTTTTTCTTATATGCTTTCAGAATTTCTAAACAATTCTTAAACAAGTTCTCGTTCAAATCATCTCTTTCTGAAATAATATTTGCAAGAGATGAAACACTTGGTGATTTGTTATATTCTTTTATATGGTTTTGTATTTCTCTAAATACTATTTTCTCTGGATGAGCTCTAAAATATTCTGGTTTTAAAAAGACACCTACTAAACTTGCATACTGTGAATCATATATTAAATTCTCAAGTATTAATTGTTCTATTCTCATGCATCCTTTCCTTTGTGTAATATTACTCTCGGATCGTTTAAGATTAATAAATTTTTAAGTATCTTACCAATTTCAACATTAAACTGATCTTTATTGTTCTCATTAACCACACGATTTAAATGTTCCTTATCTTCATCATCATATCCCAACCACTTATAATTTCCACCAATGATTTCATATCCATAAGATATATCAAATGAGCCAGGAGTATTATGATGGTCTAATTCTACATTCTTAAAATAAAACTCTACACCTTTAAACTTACCGTCTGTCAACAAGAACCTATACAAAGGACTTGAATTATAATTAACTGCTGTCTTATCTGTTTTCATCATAACCCTCCATAATCCAATTTGATAATAAAAACTTATTGGCCATGGTACTTTGTGTCTTACCTAAAGAAATAATACCAACTATACCATCCAGTATCAACAAAAAACAATAAATCATATATTTCAATCTTCCATACTTCAAACCTTTATGTATAGTATAAGAAAAAACTGGTTCGTCTGGATCATCTTCTAGTGTATCAGCTATCTTCATATCTTCAATTGATTGTTGTACTTGCTCAAGGTCACTATCCAAATGATCTGTGTATATTACTTTGCCCGTTTTAAAATCAATTTTCATCCAATACCTTCCTTATCAATTTACGCTTTTCATCTACGTTAACTTCTAAAAATGGTTTGTAATTATAACATAAAGTTTTTTGATCTCTCCATATGGGGTCTATCAATTTCTTATCTAATGCTTTTGTAAAATCTAAACAGATATCTAAAACTGTAAAAGTTTCTAATGATATATCCTCTCCCAACAGAAGCTTTAATATTGGAGGATGATTAATTCCTTCAGACTCAAACAACTCGTTAAACTTCAGGTCATACTCCTTCATATATTCAACAACTACTTTCATATTGCGTTGAAGATGAAGTGAAAAGCTTTCCATCTTGTTCTTGTAATCAATAAAGTAATCATCCAAAAACTCTGTTGGATACATCTTACCGATTGTTATTTGAGACAAGTAATAATATATCAAATCTAACTCAACAACATATTTCTTTCCCAATGATGTAAAGAAACCACGTTGCCAAGAGAAACCAGTTTGATGTTCAAACTTGGCAAAGTACTTTTCCATTGATGCAATAGTTCCCCAAGATGCATTTCCATAATACTTGAAGTAATCATATGAGCCAGTAAAATGTAAATACATAGCCTGATACGTTTTCCATGCTTTGAAAGTCCTATTTGTTTCTGCTACTTTCTCTCTTGGAAACGTAATCATTCGGCCGACCCATATGAGAATTCTTTCTTAGCTGCCACCTCAAGTTTCTCCATAACATCTTTGGTAAAATATTTCTCAGGATCATTCACAATAGTTTTCTCAAATGCTTTACCAGATGGTGTTTCAAATCTGGTTGATACCTTCTTGAATATATCATACTTCTCAGCAAGGTCAACCAAACCATAATACTTATCAAGTCCCGTCTTGTAATCCAATTTGGTTTCTGTGATAGATTCTTCTTTGGTCATTCTTCCTTTAACCAATTTCATCTTAACAATGTTCCCCAAAACAGCAGTCCCATCTTTAACTTTTCGTTTACCAAGAGTTACAATAACAGAAGCTGCATACTTAATACCACCACCACCAGAAATTTCTTTCGTTGGAAACATACTCCCCACTTTATCATAGGTATGGTTTGTAATGATTAATGGCATATTGGCCTTTGCAAGTTTCAATGCAAGAGTTCTGAATGCTGAACGAACAGCTGGAGCCCGTGTCATGTCTCTTTTATCAGAACCGCTTGCAGAATCTTCCATCTCTTTTCGTGTTGATAAATTACCAAGTGAATCAAGAAACATCATAACATTATAATCTGTTTGTGTGTTATCAATTATCTTAATTGCTTGTGTCTTAAATTCTTCTACTGTTGCAACTGGAAATACAATAAACCTATCAGGATCTATACCTCTCTCTTTAATCATTTCAGATGTCAATGCACCTTCAGATTCAAAATAAACAATCACGTTCTTCTTATCTTGTTCCAGATAGTTCTTAGCTATACTCAATGCAAAGAATGTTTTACCAACTGCCTCAGAGCCTGCTAAACAGGTGATCTTGTTAGATGGCACACCTCCATATAACGAACCAGACAATAGTGCGTTTAGACTATACGATCCAGTATCGACAAAAGTAGAGCAATCACCAACAATACCAGCGGATACAACGCTTGCAAAATCATTTTCAGTCACCTTTATTAGATGTTTAATAATATCCTTTGTTGCCATAATATATCTCCTGTTTATTTTTTCAACAACTGCCATACAACTACGAACAAAACAACACCCAAGACTCCTACAGTCAAAGGATAATTATTTATTACATTTCCAATTACTTCATACCAACGTGGGATATTAACAACTTCTATTGGTATTTCTACAAGTTCTACATTACCAAATTCTTCAGGAACAACTACTGGTGGCAACTCTACAACACCATCGACAAAAGTTTCTAATGGTGGCAATTCTTCTGGTGGCCACTCTACAGAGTCTGGTGCTACCCACTCCTCTTTTGTTTCTACAACATCTGTTTCCCAATCTTGTGTTTGGTTATTCCAACGCTTGGACATAATACATACCTCCTCAAAAAAAAGATTCTAAACTACCCTGCTTCTCAGTTTTCCATCCTATCACATCTAATATATTTTTAATTGGTTGAAGAAAGGCTTTGTCAAACTGAAGATCATAATCTATATACTTCTCCAACTCAAATTCTTTTGGAAGATGTGTAGAAACAGAAATCACATTCTCTCGTAATGTGTTTGGTTCTTTTAAATAAGCAAACTTAATTTTTTCACCTTCACGAATAGACTGATATTTTTTAGTAAGCTTATGTTTTTTTAATAGATAATTATATAGCAAAACACCCCTCACATGAATTGGTGTACCTTTACTATATATACTTTTTGTGGAAGAATACTTTTCAACACCACGAACTGATCTTGGAAATGCAAGTTGGTCAAAAGATAAATTATTAAATGCTTCACGATAGTCAGCAATACTTTGCATTACCGTTTCTTCATCAGTATTAATAATAATCCTAATCAAATCTTTAATTTTATTTCGACACCATTCAGGCGTAGAGCTGCGTACACTCTCAATACCCATAATCTTGAGTTTAGGTTCTTTATACTTTACCCCCTCTGAATCATAAACATTAAGTATGTATCTTTTCTTTGCTGTCCAGATACCCTTATCAGCAATTACTTCTCTACCCATCTGCATCTTTTGTGCATATGAGTTTACATACGAATGAAGAGCTTCATAACTGCGATTAATAAAAGGTTCAATTTTATCTTTACTAATCTTATCCAAGAAGGTGATAATTTTTGTAGTCTTAGTAGCATCATCTGTGTCTGTAAACACCTGATGAACCAATCGGTCAAACGTGACATATATACTATCCGTGTCTGAGGCAACGACATAATCAACATTCTCTGTATTAAGAAGTTGATTGATATATGTATTTATACTTTTATCAATCCAACGAATTGCAAGCTGTCCTGCTGTGGTGATGCCCTCCGCCATTTCAAGTGAATAATAGCGGAAGTGTTGATTAGCTAATGCACCATAAGCACTATTCAACAAAATCTTTTTAGACATCTGGATATTATTACATCTGGATATATTATTAACAACTGTTTGTTTATTCGTGTAATTACCGTCTTCTAATTTCTGTTGCTCTTGCAACATCTTCTTCTTAAATTCAACACGTTCATTATACATATCTTCCATTAACTGTGGAAGAAATCCCTTAATCTCATTCGTGAAGCATTGACCATTTGGAGTCATACATTGTTTATTCTCTTTCAAGAAAGTAGTGTCCAGTTTTTGATCTAACAACTTATCAACTGTTATATCATCTTTCATCCCACATTTAGTTTCTGGACTAATATTGTACTGTTGAATAAGATGTGGATAAAGAGAATTTAAATCAAAACTAACAACCCACTTGTGCAATCCAGCGTGTGGTTCTTTAACATAAGCTCCAATAATATCTTTACGGTCATCTTGTTCTGCTGGTTGTGGAATAATAATATTCTTTTTCTTTAAGAAATTATAGATAATAGCATCCCAAGTTCTCACGGGAGAGAACACATCTTCAAAGTTAATCTTTGATTCATATGCCAGAGTAATAACTAACTCAAGCAACTTCATCTTCTCCTCAAGCCTCTCTACAATCTCAACATCACGAATATTGTATTCAATAAACTTCTGGTAATTGGTTTTATACAGATCATATCCCTGTACATCTTCAACAGATACTTTTTTCATACCAAGTTCTACTGAACCAATGTAATCCAAACGATATGATTCTCTAACTTTGTATGTGAACTTCTTATACAGATCAATATAATCTAATGTAGATATACCAACAAGAGTATAGAACTGATTTTCTCTACCAGCTATCACAACATTTCTATCATTCAAGACACCAACAGGAGATAATCTTGCTGGTTTCTTACCAAGATAAGTAATACGATTAACCAGATATGGAATATCAAAAAATTTACAGTTCCAACCAGTAATAATATGTGGATAATTAGTTTCCCACCATTGAAGAAAGTTCTCTATCAAATCATCTTCATCATCACATTCATTATAGAAAATTTTCTTTGTCTGGTCGTGTGGGACATATCCACCTGTTCCCCAAACATGATATTCATTTGTAGAACTATTATGAACTGTGATTGCTGTAACATCAGATGCAGCTGATTGAATATTTGGAAACCCATCTTCAGCTGATACTTCAATATCTATTGTATAGATTCTAATCTTATTCATATTCCATTGAAACTTCTTTGGAAACTTCTCAGAAATATATTGAATCATATAATTAGGATTTCCATATACAGGAAACTCAGCAACTCCTTTATATTGTTTTATAAAGTCACGGCACGTTGCTATATCATCAAACTTCATACTGGCAACTGGTTTGCCTTTTAATGTTCTATAGTTACATTTTTCAGGTGGGGCTGGCACAAACATGGTAGGTTGAAAATTCTCTGTGTATGAATGTTCCTCATTACCAGAGAATTCTCGTACATATATCTGATTACGCATCATTCCAATATAGGTGTAAAATCTCATAATATAATTATCTCACAAAAAGGGTAAACAAACAAGGAAATACTTAATGTATTATTCCACTTTCCTCTGGTATTACAAGTCCAGAACCAAAAACCCTATTATATTCATTTTGTAATTTTGAGTCTGGTGTCACTACTGTCATAATGTGTTGTTCTTTTAAAAAAATTTCTTCTTCCTCAGCTAATGGGACCCATGGCTGAAAACCAACTTTGTCTTTTGCCATCGGAACCATTACAACAGGATTTATAATTGAATTCTTTTCCTGATCCCAATCACCAATCAATTCTTCAGCCGTGGTTAATTTTACTAATTTAATATTCATAATATCTCCTATTCAAATACGTTTGGATCAATCTCTGTTGCACCACGAGCTTCATGTTCTCCAGCAGATTTAATTCCAACATTCCCAATACTATACTTTGCTTGCAAGTCCCACTCATCTTTCTCACCAAAAGGGAGAATCTTTAACTGTCGTATTGGAACAGTTGGTTGTGCTTTTTCGGGGATAACAAGACTTACCAATTCCCACTCATGCAAAAGATTTGCAATTGTGTTTCTTCGTTCAATATCATTCTCTGAAATGTTTGTTGGCTTACCATCAAGCGCAAACAATTCTTTGAAGTGAACTATATAATACTTACCTTGTTTATGTAGAATATGGCATGATTGAAATAACTTCTTTTCTTTTCTTGATGCTATTCCAATACGGGTGAGGGTTTCTTTTACTTTAAGAAAATCATCATCTTCTTTCAACTTCACTTCAACCATATCATCTATTGTCCATTTTGCAACATCTTCCATTGTAACATCTCCTTTTTTCAATTCAATAAAAACTCATTGTATAATATTTATACTACGGAGATTTTCCACCTTTATTCAATCGCTGTTTCAGATAGTTAATATCCTCATCAGTTAGAATATCCAAACATTCTAATGCTCTTTTGTTACTATACTTATAATATTCTTTAACAATAGCTAAATCTTCTAACTTCTTGGCTTTAATCCAAGGCCGAAAAGGTCTTTTTCTTTTCTCAACTGTCTGATGTA